CGATGAGGCCCGGTTGCCAGATGTAGTTGCCCTGCGCGTCCTTGATCTTGCGGATCGCGGCCAGGGTGTTGCCGTTCATCACCCACGTGGCGGCCGAGCGGTAAGCCGGCGCCAGGCTGTAGAGCATGGCGATAAGCTGATCGGTCGACAGGTTGGTGGCGTGACCGTTCAGCGTGACCGGCACGCCCGCGGCGGTCATGAAGCCCTGCGGCTCGAGCACGCCGTCGCCGGAGACGAACGCCTTGCCTTCCTTCATGCCGAAGTCCTCGGCGAGGGCGAGGCGCACCTCGGCCTCAACGTCGACCACGGCGTCGTCGATGAGCTGGTTGTTGATGTCGACGTGCGTGGCGAGGTTCTTCACCTCGATCTCGCCCTGGTCGAACGCCGGCTCGCTGCCGGTCGTGGCGACGGCCTCACCCTGCCACTTGGCGTTCGTGATGGCCGTGCGCTTCGGATAGAGCACGGTGTGCGAGGAGGTGTTGCGCACGTCCGCGAGGCCGCGGATCGGAGAGAACAGCGTCAGGTCACGCACGAAGTCGGTCGTGAACTGGTCGGGCGCCAAGTAGCCGCCGGCCGTCTGGACGCCAACGCTGAGCGCCTTCTGCTCCTCGGCGCCAAGGCCGCGGGTGCCGGAGCGCAGGAACGACACGAACGCCTTGCGCTCGAGGTCGCCGGCCGGCTCCTCGGACGCCTTCGGGGCGGTCGCGCCGGGGCGGTTCAGGCGAGCCTCGAGGCGGTCGAGCCGCTCGGCGCTCTTGGTCTCGATCTCGCCGAAGCGGGCGTTGAGACGGGTCTCGATCTCGCCGAGCGCCTTGGTCACGGCCTCGGCCGGATCGGTGTCGCCCTCGGCGTCCTTGATCTCGAGGAGCGCGCCCTCGAGGTTGGCATTGTGCATGGTCACGGTGTCTGTGTTCCTTGTGTCAGAGCTTCTTCAAGAAGCGGTTGAGGGAAGCGGCGATTGCGACGGCCGCGGCGCCGTTCTTGGCCGTGCGGATGCGGGCACGGGGATGCGCGGGGACGCTCACGAGGCTCACCTCGGCGAGCTCGAGCGAGCGGATGGTGCGGCCGGTGCGGTGATCCGCACGGGGCGCCCAGGACTTCTTGTCGAAGCCGATGGAGATGCCGGTGATCGCGCCGGCCTGGATCATCGTCCGCACCTCGTCAGCGCGGGCCTGGCCGACGAACAGGCGCCCCTTCACCTCGAGGCCTTCGGCCGTCTCGGCGAAGCGATCCCACACGCCCACCACCTGGCCGGGATCGTGTGCGAAAAGCATGGGGAGCGAGGCCGGGAGCGGGGTGAACGCGCCCTTGGTGATGATGTCGCCGTATCGGTCGGCGGACGCGAAGGACCACGCAAGCGCGGTGATCTCGCCTTCGTCGGTCGCGGTGATCGCGGCTTTGCGCTCGAGGAAGTCGGTCACGGCCGGGCCTCCTCGCCGCGGAGGGCGGCAAAGGCGGCGTCGAGACCGTCACGGATGACGGGTGCCGGGGCGCGGCGCTTGTGCGCTCGCGCCTCGAGGAAGCGGGCGTGCGCCTCCACCATGGCCTGCCGGTCGGCTTCCTTGGCTTGCGCGAGAGCGAGCTCGAATTCCTCCTCGCGGGTCACGCGCCGGCCTCCTCGAAGGCGGCCAGAACTGCGGCGGCGTCGGGATCGGCCGGCGTGGTCGGGGCCTCGTCGCGGCTCGAGCCGAAGAACAGGGCGCCGAGCACGGACATGGCGAGGAGCATTCCCTCCTCGAGCGGCGCGGCCGGGAGGTAGGCGGCAACGAGGCGGGCGGCGTCCTTCGGGGACATGCCGCCACCGACGAGGCCGAGCCGGATGGTGTGTTCGATGTCGGCGTGGCGGAACGTGCGCTCCTCGATCACTCGACGGACAAGCGCGCCGATGCCGGCGCCGGTCGCGGCCTCGAGCTCACGCACGAGGTGCGGCGGGGCTAGGTCGAAGGTCTGCTCGGCGTCGCCGAAAAAGCCGGTGTGGCTGGTCTTAGACATTGGCCGCGCCCTCCTCGGCGGCGGGCGCTTCCGGCTTGGCGCCGCCGGGCGTGGTGTACGGGGATGCGAGGTCGTTGCCCTGCTTGTGGGCGGGGAGGCCGAGGTCGCGCCGCGCCTCGTTGGCCGTGATGACGCCTGCGGCGCGGCGCTTCGCCAAGGCGTCGGCGCGGGCGGCCAGGTCGGCGCGGTCGAGGTTGTCGAGGTCGAAGGCGATCCGGAAAGCCGGCGTCTCCTCCTCGTCGAGGAGGGCGCGCTCGAGGGCGAACTCGAGGGCATGGATGATCGGGAGGAGCGTCTCGTCGCGGAACGACTGTGCGAGGCCCTCGACGTTGGAATACGTCCCGTTGTCGAGGTCGTTGAGGAGCGTCGAGGGCAGGTTGAAGACGTTGGCGATCTCGCGGTTCTGGTGCCGGCGAGTGGCGTTGAATTCGCTACTCACAGCGTCGAGCATAACCGGGATGAAGGTGGCGCCGCCCTCGAGCACGGCGGTTCCGCCGGAGCCTTCGCCACCAAAGGCGGCCTGCCAGGACCGTGCGAGCTTCGGGGCGCCTGTGTCGCCAAGAGAGCCGGGGACGCTGATGATGCCGCCAGGGCGGGCGCCGTTGCCGAACAGGCGCGCGGCGTGGCGCTCCAGGGTGACGGCAAGGCCGATGGCCTCACGGCCGAGGTGGACCGGAGATTTGCCGCTCACACCGTCGAGGGACGGCGCCGCGAGGTGAACGATCTCGTTCCAGTGGTAGGTGCGCACGGCGCCGTCGACCGTCACGTTGTAGTGCGGTTCGCGGGTCGCCTCGTCGACTTCGACGGTGACGCTGCCGGCTGGGAGATAGATGAGCTCGCGGAGCTTTCCGCCGACGCGGTTGGCGAAGGCGTAGCCGTTGCCCGTGAGGAGCATGTCGCGGACAAGCTGCGCGCGGAACTGGCCGGCGCCCGTCCACGGGTTCGCCCGGCGGTTCACGATGGGGAAGGCGGGATGATCGGGTGCCGGCGCCTCGCCGGAATCCTCGATCTTGAGCACGCGGCACGGAAGGGTTCCGATCACGCCAGCGATGAGGTTCACGGCGCGGGCAACGGCGGGGACGCGCATGGCCGTCATCGGGCCGACGCGAACCTTGGAGGCGGTCGGCGAGCCGCCCAGGAGGTCGAGGAACCACGGCTCGGGCGAGGAGACGCCAGAGGTGGCCGCCTTCGTCTCGAGCGGGACGTTGCCGAAGGTCGCCGTGATTGCGGGAAGGGTCATCGATCCTAGAGGGGTCGGAAGTCAATCAAAATTGATTGACGATCTCCTCGACAACCAATGCGCAATTATAACAGCACATTGCAGTATGTTGAAGCATTATTAGCGTAAAGCTTCATATATAGGAAATATGAGACTTGACGGTTACTTGAGTTTCGCATTGACGACTCAAGTTATTGTGCGTCAACGGTTTCTTGGCATATCTGCGAATAGATGAAACCGAAAACCCGTAGGTGGGGCGAGGTGAAAAATGCCGGTGATCGGTTTCGTGAGCCAGAAAGGCGGGGTCGGAAAGTCGACGCTCGCCCGTGCCCTGGCTCGAGAGGCGGCGGCCGGCGGCCTGGCCGTGCTGGTTGCCGATCTCGACGTTCAGCAGAAAACGGCGTTGCGCTGGTCGGAGCGCCGGGTGCGGGCGGGCCTCGAGCCGGCGGTTCCCGTGCGGTCGTTCGATACGGCGGCCGAGGCGCTCGCGGCCGAGGGCGAGGTTGATCTCTTGATCCTCGACGGGCCGGCGAGGGCGAGCGCCGAGACGCTCGAGATCGCCCAGGCGGCGGCGCTCGTTGTGGTGCCGTCGAACCCTGGCGCCGACGATCTCGAGCCGACCGTCAATCTGCTCCACGATCTCACAAACGAAGGCGTGCCAGTCGAGCGCCTAGCCGTGGCGCTGGTGCGCGTCGCGACGGAGGCCGAGGAGGCGGCGGCGCGGGCCTACATCAGCGAGGCGGGTTACGGGGTGCTGCCGGGCGCCATCCTCGAGCGGGCGGCCTACCGCCAGGCGCAGAGCGGCGGGGCGAGTCTCACGGAGGTGCGGTTCTCAGGCTTGGCCGGGAAGGCGGACGCGCTGGTGCAAGCCATCGTTGACCGCGCTATGTCGTGAACAAGTGGTGATTTTCGGTTTCAACTAATCCTGAGTGAACGCACATGGCCGACATGTCGAAGTTGCTGGCGCGCACGGGGCTTGTAGAGCCGGCCCCCAAGCGGGCCGAGGCGCCGGGGAACGTGAAGGTGTCGAGCCTTGCAGACGTAGCGCGCCAGATGAAGAGCCAGAGGGCGCAGGAGCCGGAGCCCGCACCTCCTCCTCCGGCGCCGCTCGAGGAGCCGAAGGCGGCCGAGAAAAAGAAGGCGAAGGGGCGCCCGCCGCTTGACTACGCGACGCGCCAACTCGGCGCCCGCGTCCACGTCGACACGTTCGACCGCGTGACCGCCATCTCCCGGCGGGAGCGTGTCGGCCTCGGCCCACTCGTCGACCGGATGGTGCGGGAGTGGGAGCGGATGCGCCTGTCTCAGGCCGAGGCGATGGGGCCTCGCCTCGAGGGCGAGGACGATGACACCTACATCGCGAGGGTGTTCAGGCTCTAAGCCGCCCGTCCGGTCTGACGAACAGAGCCCTGCGCTATGCGCGGGGCTTTTTTATACCTGAGCCTCCTCGCGCGAATCTCGGTTCCGCCTCGCGCCGGTTGCGATTCTGGCTCGACGAACCCGCCTGCTCCTCCCCGGAAAGAGAACCTGTTTCCGTGGTGCTCAGATTCTTGAACCCAGTAGTGGGACGCCGCGGGCCGCGCTCGAGCCACTGCCTCCACTCGCGGTCGACCACAGAAACGCGGTTCGGCAAATTCTTGGCGCCCTCCTGCCGGCGCTCCTCGATCTCGACCATGCCGAGGCGCCTGGCGAGCCGTAGGGCGTTCTGGACGGTCGTGCGGCCCACGCCTGCGCGGGCGGCAATGGCGTCGATTGGCAGGACGCATCGGCCCTTGTCCCGGCACTCGTCGCCCACGATCCGGAGAACAGCCGCCTCGCTCGTTGTGAAGCGGGCGGCGAGGGCGGGCGGGAGCGGGCCGGAGGCGGCCAGGCGGCGGCGGCGTTCGATGGCGACAGAGCGCTCCGGCGGGCGCTGAACGCGGCGGGGAGGGAAGAGGGTCGCCGGGCGCGGCTTGCCCGTCACGGGCGCACTGGCGGCCTTGGCGACGGCCTGGCGCGCGTGGATGGCCTCGGCCAGGCGGCCGGCGTCGTCCTCGGTGAGCGCACCGGAGGAGAGCCCGACCCAAATGGTCCGGTTGAGCTCGACGAGCGAACTCGGCGAGGCGACCGCAATGGCCTCCTCGATCTGGTTGAGGAACATGGGGACAGCCCTGTTGAGGGCCGCGTCAGCGCAAAGCGATCCCGTTGCCGGAAGCAGGTTCCGACTTGACGGCGTGCTCGCCGTCGTGGATGCTGCGCTTGTTCTGGAGCGCAAGCACCACCGATTTCGAGGCCGCCAACCCTGCCAGGGGTTCGGCGGTCTCTTTCGTTTCAAGCGTCAGCGGCTCGTGAACGTCATCTCCGAAAGTGGAATGTGTGACCGTGGCCGTTCACGCGGCGACGGTCAAGGATTCGTCAACCACGCCTGCCCGGCGCCTCACGTCGCGAAGAACTTGCAAGGCATCCGCGATCATGGCGCCCGTGATCTCGGCGCCCTCGCGGTAGGCGTCGCGCTCTGCGACGAGCCAGGCGCCCATCACAGTCTGCACAACGGCGAAGGTGCCGCGTTCGGGGTGCTCGCCCATCGTCGCCATGATGGGGCCAGCGTCGAACCGGAAGTTGACGGTCGCGGTCTCGAGGAAGTCGGCGAGAGCGGGCATGGTGATAGGCTCGAAGTCCACATATGCACCTGTGATTAATTGGTTTCATTTAATGCCAGGTTTATCCGGATGGTTCGTTCTGGCGTGTCATGCGTGCCGGATTTCCCATCGACCGGCAAGAGGAAATCTGCCACAAGTCATTGAAATCGCTGGTAAATCAAAATTGACTTACGCCGCGGCGGCGCGAGCGCTCTGCCGGAGGTGTTCGTGTAGGGCCTTGGCCTGGCTCTTGAGGCCGGCGGTGCAGGCCATGATGGAGGAGCCAACCACCCGGCGCGCCGCGGCGGCGTTCCTGGCGCTGTAGGAGGCCCACCCGTCCGCGTCCCACATGAGCCGGGTGTTCACCTGGCGCTCGCCGCCCTTGGCCGCCCACGCGCCTCCTGCGCGACGGAGAGCCTCGTGGAAGGCCGGGAGCTCGTTGTCGTTCATGACTCCCACGCCGTGGAGATGCGGCCTGCCACAGGGCGTCACGTCGACCTTGAACGCGAACTCGACCACCCGGCGCATCACCTTGGCGAGCTCGGCCGCGATCCGCTTCTGCATGAAGCTGGCGAACCCATTGTGGCGGGAGGCGAGGGCGCGGGCGATCACGTCCGGGGAGAGGTTCAGGGTGAAGGCGTAGGGCTCGGCGCACCAATCGTTGTCGTTCAAGGCCGCGGCGCGGTTCATGGCAACGAACTTCCCGAAGTCCTTCGTGTCCTTCCACGAGGAGATGCCCCGGCGGTCGTTTTCGTCGGCGCGGGCCTTTTTCGTGGTGGGGTTCTTCTTCTCCTCGTTGTCGTTGGAGGAGGTAGGCTCGTTGTCGTTCTGATTGGTGAGAGAGGAGGGAGGGGGGTTCCTACTAAAGTCGCGCTTTCGCTGCCGGGCGAGCTCCTCCTCGAAACAAGTCCTTGATCTATCAACGCTTCTCCGGTCGCGGGCACCGCTCCGGCGAGGGCGCCGATTTTCCGATTGGCGCACTGGCGCCGGGTCGGATTGAAGGTCGAGAACCACGTCGAGCGCCGGGGTCGGATTTTCCGATCCGCGCACTTCCTCGGCCTCGAGGCCCTCGTCGAGCTCCCACTCGCCAGGCTCCCACTCGGCGCCCGGCTGGTAGCGCGGCTGGAACGGCTCCGGCTCGTCGTGGAGCTCTTCGAGCATGGTCTGGGCGCGCGCGTACTCCTCCCGCGTCTGAGTGTGGCGGGCCAAGCCGAACAGATGGTCGAACGAGTAGAGGAAGCGCCACTTCTCGAGGCGCTGCTCCTCGAGCGTCGGCTCGCGGCGAGGTGCTGCGAGAATAGCGTTAATCTCCGCAACGAAGGCTTCGCCGTCGAATTCCTCTTGTGAAGGTTCTTCGCAGTTGTTATATTGATTTTGCATCTTGAACTCTCCAGCCGCCCCGGTTTTCCGGTGGCGGCCTTCTTTTTGGGCTCAGTGGGTGATTGCGTTCCTGATCTGGCGGGCGAGGTCGACGGCCATGCCGCGGGTCATGGCGGCCGTGGTGCGCTTGCCTTGGCCGATCTGACAGTTCGGCTCGAGCTCCTCGAAGGCGACGACAACGCCGCCGCCATGCCGGCCAACTCCCAGCATGTAGGCGCTGGGCATCTCGGGCGATTTGAAGCCCCAGAACTGCGGCACGCCCCGGCCGACCTTCATCTCAGTGCCGGCGCGCTGGAAGTGACCGGCGACCTCGACGGCCACCTCGAGGTGCATGGGCGGGATCGGCTGGCCGTCGAGGGTGAGGGTGATCTGGTCGCCGTCGCGAACCACCTCCCACCCAGGGAGGGCGTCGTCGAGCTCACCGGCTTCGATCGCAAGATTGAGGAGATGCTCGACAGCCTCGCCGAGGCCGATGCCCTTCGAGGTGGCGAGGGCCTTGATCTGGCCGGCGCGCGCGGCCGGCAACTTCATCATCTGAGTAGGGGAGGGCATGGGCTTTCGAACAGGTCGGTAATGGTAAACCATTATACCATTACGCTCAGCCTTCGCCTAGCCTCTGCTCACGCGCGCGAGGCAAATTTTGTCTGCGTGATACGTTGCTGAGCTATGATGGCAGGCCGTCAGGATCTACACATCAGAACACGGCCAGCGTGATAGGCGTGTGGGCGTAAATAAATGCGCGCTCGGCTCGGGGGATAAACATGGCCTCTATAAATAAAGACGTGCCATCCGGCCTCATGGACGCGTTAATTTACATTTTAATTAGACTATTTGGAATTTCTTTTTGCTTGTTTTTGTTATACGGACTCGCTTCGTCGGTCATCAGCGATAAAACTCCGAAAGAAAATAATCTATATTGGATAGTATATATTATTACAGCGGCCATAAGCATGGCGATAGCTTTGCCTATACTTCAGCTTAGTATTGAGATTTGGCTTGTTGTTTCACGTTTAATGCGAAAGCCACAGCTTCAGGAATTTGAGGTTGGCTTAAAGGAAGGTGACAATGAGGAATCTGCCCGAGAGTTAATCCTATGGGGCATCTTCGGTTTCATGCAACGCAATAGAATGCTAGACCTTAATAATGAGAAACTAAGTTTATACGATAGACAGTTCTTCGTGTCCAAAGTTAGAAATGAATCCAATGATTTCGTCGCCTATGGTCCGCCATCAATTACTTTGATATATGGAATTCTCTATAATAATATACTAGCTGCCGACTTTTACCATGAAAACGACGATAAAAAATTAGTGTCTACCGTACTAAGATCTCCAATTATGCTTGCTGATCATGACATTTTTTATCATAAAATCTGTTTTGATATCAGATTCAAAAGAACAGAAGGAGTATTTTCTAGAAAGCGTATATACGCAGCAAGCTGTTGGTTAGTATTCATTCAAAAACATCATCCAGAAAGCAAGCAATTTGCTCAGGTTCCGGTTTTTTATCGTGAAGGAACCCTCAGTTATATTTCGGCATACGCTGTAAAATATCTCGAGATTACTGAAAAAGACTGCACACGTGGTATAAAAAAGTTTTTAGAAATTCGCGATCACTATGCCAAGAGCGATGGAACCCCAGCTCCATAAAGCTGTGGCTGCTCTGTGCCAGCAATTGGGACATGGTGCTCACGCGTGCGCCATCGCCATTCGCATAATCTCATGTATGGAACCGGAAATGGCCCGTTATGGAACGTCCCGGAAGTCTTCGGGAGCATTCGTTCGGCGCTCGAGGCGCGCGCATGTAGAGGGCAAGCAGAAGTGGCCTCGGCGCGTGCGCCAGGGCCGATCCTTCTTCTTTCCAACACTTGCGGCGAGGAACAGCCGATATGTGTGTGATAGCGGCGGGTGAGAGGCTGTGCGTGCGTCAGGCTGTCGCAGGGTCGGGTTGGCCGATGCCGAGGTCGAACTCTGCCGCTCGAGCGAACACGCGAGCGAGCCGGCGCCGGTTCGATGCAAGGATGCTGTCGCGCGTGTGACCGGGGCCGGGACGGTAGTAGCCCGACAAGATGTGTTCGCGTTCCTGGCGAAGCTCGTCGGCGATCCGCTGTAGGGTCCAGAACCGATCAAGTTCGGACATCATGTCGAGGCGACGGGTAGAGGGTAGGCGTTCGCTCATGGTTGGCTCCGGGCGCAATGGTGGCGGGATTTGCCAAGCTGCGCAGCGGAGCCTTGAGGATCGGCGGGGCGCTCTGCGGTGAGCCTTCCAGCGGCGAGAAGCCGACGATCCTGTCACCTCCACCTTCATGCCGAAGGCTTCACGGGCGACAGGATGGAGATGGTGGCGCCTAGTGGGACAGTCAAGCCTAGCGCCGCATGTAGTCGAACAGGCCGCCGGGCCGGGAATAGGCGCGCATCTCCTGCGCCATGATCCCGCGCACCATGGCGTCGAGTTGCTGGCCGACCTGTTGCCCGACCTGGCCGGCGAGGTCCGCGTTCTGCTCGTTCGTCCCGCCGGTCGCCTGGACGGTGATCGACGGCGCCACGGTGATGACGCTGCCGCGGCCGGCGCCCGCGCCGAGGTTCGCCTTCGGGATTGAGGGCGCGGAGCCGCCGACGAGGCCGCCGTTCGCGTAGCCGCGCCGGAGGCCCTCGAGGTTCCGCACGCCAAGGCGCTTCACCACGTCGGCCGGGAGCACGAACTCGCCGCGGTGAACCACGCCTGCCGGCTCGAGCCTTCCACCGTCGCCCGTGTATCCGCCGTCGGCGAACCCCATCAGCTTGCCGAGGATGCCGCCCACGCCACCACCGGCCGGAGCCGCGCCGCCGAACAGGCCGGCGAGGGGACCGGAGCCCATCAGGACCGCTTGAAGGGCGGCCTTGGCGAGGCTTTTGGCGAGGTTGTCGAACACGTCGGCCAGGCTGCGCCCCTCAACGAGGAGATCGCCGAGGGCGTCGGTCATGGCGTCGCCGAGATACCGTTGCGTCTCCTGCACGCGGCGCTGCGCGGCCTCGGCCTCGTCGAGTTTCACTTTGGCCGATGCGTAACTCGTCGCCAAAGTGTCGATTTTGGCCCGCAATTGGTCCGTGATCGGGAGGTTCGCCTTCTTTGCCGCCTCGAGGAGCCGGAACGATGCCTCGGCCTTGGCCGCCTCCTGCGCGCTCCGGCCGACCGCGGCGCGCTCGCTGTCGAAGGCGCGGGTGCGCTTCTCGATGGCGGCGACTTCCTTCTCGAAGTCGTTGGCCTTCTCGGCGCCGCCCTTGCCGCCCTTCCCGTCCGCGTCGCCCTTCGGGGCTTTCAGCTTGGCGTCGAGCGAGCCGTTGTTGAGGCCGCCGTTCGTCGGCGAGCTCATGATGCGCCCGGCGGCGGCCAGGTTCGCCTTGTTGCGCAGAGCCTCGAGGCCCTTCGAGCCGGCATCGATGGTCGATCCGACGTAATCCAGGCTCAGAGCCCCGAAGGCGCGGCCGTAGGCGTCGCCCGCCACCTTGCCGGCGTTCTCATAGCGGTTCGCGATCTGGCCGAGGTTCACCTCCGGGATTTGGCCGAGGCCCACCTCAATCCCGAACTTGGCGCCGCCCGCGTTGACGGCCGAGGTGATGGAGTTGATCGCGCCGACCACCTTGTTGACCGCGGCTTGCACGGTCGCGACCACGGCGTTCATGGCCGAGATGATGGTTCCGGCCAGGACGGGGCCGAGAGATACCCACGACACACGGATGGTTTCGGCGGCGGCGACAAAGGCGCCGATCACGGCGTTGAGGGTCGCCTTCACGCCCTCGAGGAGCCGCGGGAGGGCGTCGCCGTCGCCGATGCTCGAAAGCGCGGCCGTGGCGAGCTCTGCGGCGCGCTGGAACCCGGCTTGAAGCTGCGGGGCGACGCCTGCGGCGCCCTCTTGAATGAGGGCGAAGGCGGCGCGGGCGTAGTCGCCGAGCGTCGCCAGGTCGCTCGAGATCGGCCGAACGGAGTCGCCGAACAGGACAAGCGCCGTCGTCGCGCCGGCAATCCCTGCGCCCACGGGGCCGGCGAACGCGCCGAGGAGCGTCGCGGCGAGCACGGCCGCGGCCGGGGCGGCCACGTTCATGTTGTTGGCGATGCCCTGGATCGCGCCGGAGATGGCGGTCGAGGCGCCGGTCGCTTGGTCGAGTTGGCCGATGTAGCGGGTGAAGGCGCTCGACAGGTTGGTGAAGCTCTGCGCGATGGTCGCGTTGGTCTTCGCGAACTCGGCCTCGACGGTCGCACGCCCTTTGAGGATGGCGGTGAACACCTTCTCGGCCGAGAGCTTCCCGTCCTCGGCGAGCTTTTTGAGCGCGCCGACCGAAACGCCGAATTCCTTCGCGATGAGGCGGGCGATGGGCGGGGCGCCCTCGAGCACGGAATTGAGCTCGTCGCCGGAGAGCTTGCCCGATTGGAACGCCTGGTTGAGCTGGCGAATGGAGTTGGCCGCGTCGTTGGCCGAGGTGCCGTTGACGGCGAAGCCCTTGCTGATCGTCTCAGTGACTTGGAGAACCTGCGCCTGCGAGGCGCCGAGCTCCTCGGTAGCGCGGCGAAGGCCGGTGTAGAGGTCGGTGACGGCGCCGAACTCGGTGCGAGAGCGCATGGCGAGGTCGACGAGCTCGCTCTGACGGGCGCCGACGTTCTCGGCCGCCTCGCCCGCGGCGGCGATCTTGTTGGCCGTCTCGGTCCACGTGTCGGCGTACTTTTTGAGCTCGTTGACCGACAGGACGGCGCCGAGGGCGGCCGTGGCTTGGGCGCCGATGCTCGCCAGGCTGTTTCCGACTCCCTGGCCCATGCCGGCGAGCGTGGTGTTGATGCGCGCCGTCGAGGAGGCGAGATCGCGCTCGAGGTTGCGCCCCATGCGCCGCCCGCGGTTCTCGATTGAACCGAAATTGTCGTTTGCGCTGCGCGAGGCGCGCTGCATGTTCTTTTCGAAGTCGCGCACGCGCGCCTCGAGTAGGACAACAAGTTGTTCTGCTGCTTCTGCCATCGTCTACACCTCAGATAATCAAGAGTTCTTTGTTTTCGTCCGCATAGACGTGCTTGCCGCTATTGCCGAATTCTGCACGGCCAACGGCCATGACTGCGGCAACGGCCACGTCGATTTTGTCTTTGGACTTGGATTTGTTCGGCTTGGTGTTGCCGGCCGGGTCCATGTCGGCGATCACGTTGCCGACGTTCCACCGGAGGAGCGGATTGCCGCCGTGCCGGAGGCGGCGGTCGAGAACCGCGCGCTCGAATGCGCGCATCGGTTCCGCCATGCTCACAAATCCCTGCCGGTGCGAGTAGACGGGGAGCCCGTCCTCGCCCAGCCGCTGCATCATGTGCGAGGCGGACCAAGGGTCGAAACACACCTCGGCCACGTCGAAGCGGCGGCAGAGCTCGCGCACCTTCTCCTCGATCATGGGATAGCTGGTCGCCTCGCCGGGCGAGGGCGTGAGGAGGCCGGCGTCGACCCACTTCCGATAGGGTTCGGGGCGCGCCTTCACGGTCGCCTCGGGCACGTAGGCGAAGGGATAGACGCTGATCCCGCCATCAGGATCGCGGAAGGCGGCCACAACCGAGGCAATATCGTCCACTCTGCCGAGGTCGACGCCAATCCAGCACGTCTGCCCGGTGCGATCCCCGAGCGGCTCGAGGCCGGCGGCTCCGGCGTCCCAAACCGCCAGGTCGAGCCACGGCGTGTCGTTCGTCTCGAGCCAAATTCCGAGATGGTCGTTCTTGAGCTTCGCCAGCATGGGCGGCCGGCTCTTGGCCTCGCGGGCGAACTGCCGGAGCATCGTGAGGTTCGGGTAGCCGAGG